TGCGGTGCGGGAGATTCTCAACGACCGTCTCAAGGACTACATGGGCAGAGAGTTAGTCGAGACGCGCTTGCAGTATTTGGGCACAGAAATGAACTCGGTGCGGAAGGATATTGACTCCCTCACACATATGGTGCAGCAGCTCAAACAATGACGCACAACGATTACTTCATCGCGATTCAACGGGCGCGTGATGCCTATATTGCTACCCTGGGGCGGGAGGTAGACGATAGTGGGTTAGCGGAAGCGCTCCGTTTACAGATTGAAAAGGGCTATACCTACGACCACCTGGTTGAATGGTTAGAGCAGAGTGCAGAATACCAGAGCCAGCATACTGCACCCCCAGAGGAGACCCCTGCTGTTTCGGCTCCGCTCCCTCCCGTACAGGGACAACTTGGTGTGGACGGGATGGCCTTTCAAGATGACACCGGTAGGCGTGTGCCGTTGTTTTGTCATGCCGGAGATCTCCTCATGTTGTTTGTGGAGGGGCGTACGCGAGAGGATGCCTCGATTGAATTTCGGGTGCATCAGGCGTTTGCTGATCTGCGCGATCACGGCTATGCAGGACTCCGGTCCTGGTGGTCGATCCGCTGGAGTGGACAGCCCCATCGGTACTGGGGGGATCGACGACTGAATCCCTCTGATGACACCCATCGACGGCTCATTGCCGAGTGTCTACGGATTGGGTCAGAGGACTATGGGCTGCAATGGCATCTGGCGTTGGGGTCGGCTGAAGACGTACCGGCTCACCAGATGACCGAGGCGTGGCACTGGATGGCTGAGGTGGTGGCCGCGCATCCGCAGTGGTTTGCCCTGATAGAGGGGCTGAACGAAGCCTATCACACAGGCGAGCCCAATCCAGACGTGGTAGAGAAGTGGGTCAATATCTGCCGGAAGCGGAACCCCACCGTCCTCCATGCGCTGAGTGCCGCCGCTGGCGCTGGCGGGAGCGAGGAGAAGGACGAGCTGGCAAAGTGGACACCGGACTGGCAGCAAATCTATCTCGTCCATGCCAGCCGTGACAATAACTGGGGCGACCAAACCCGTCATGTGTTTTCCACGGGGTACAAGCGGGGACCACGTCGGCTGGGGTGGAGTGGTGAGCCGCCGGGGATGCGGTGGGGACCCCATCAGCGTGTCTCAGGGATGCCACAGGCCCATGAGTGGACGGATCGCCCGTGGCGCTATGCGTTGTATCTCGCGGTCACTGCGATGTGCCGACAGATGCCGACCTTTATGTGTAGTCATGGCGTGTGGCTGGAAGGCCGTTTCCGTGATGCCCCCGCCTTTGGATTGGCTCCTCGGCTCATTAGTGACCTGCCGTCTGATGTCATGGCCTATGACGAGATATTTCATGGGGGTGAGACCCATAAATCCCGGCGTGTAGTGGAGGCTCCCCTCCACTGTCGGGCTGATCACGTCAAGAAAGCCACAGGGGAGTGCGTGATTGCGATCTACCCTGAGCGTCCTGATATAAGCACAACTAATCTCCGCTTTGATCGGGACTGGACTGGGCGCATTCACGACGAACATGGCTATGTCGATACGGCTATTGCTCGAGGGACACACCTGTCCCGTGATATTTCCAGTGGGCTCTTGCTCGTTGGGCGAGTACTCTGATGCCCTATCCGATCCAGACACAAGTTTTCTCGGTGTTCATGGGGACCCAGGAGGGGATTCATTCGGTGGCGCTGCCAGCGATTTACTCCTCCTCGGGCTCACGGAACCTCTGGATCGATAAACTGGGACGGGCTAAAAAGATTCTAGGGTATGCCAAGCAGAATACGTCAGCGGTCACCACGAATACAGGGGGGACAGCGACGTTAGTGCGTGCCCTCCGTGCCTATCGTCAGACTGGAGCCTCCTTTACGCGGCAACTGGTGGGGGTTTTTGACGACGCCACGGATGAATATGAGTTGTGGTACAGCACCAATGACGGGACAAGCTGGACGTTCATCGCAGATCTTGGCAGTAGCTCGGTAGGGGCGATCCCGGATTTCGCGCAGGTAGGCAACACCCTGTTCTTTACCAATGGCGTAGTGGCTCCACGGGCGTGGAACGGGTCCAGTCTCTCCACAGCGGGCCCTGCTTCACAGTCCCCAACGCCTACTGCAGCGGTCAACACGGCAACAGGGCTGCTTGTTGGGGGCTACTCGTGGAAACTGGTTAGTGTTGATGGGGCTGAAGCCCGGTCAGCAGGATCCGTAACGTCCAATATTATCCAGCTCCAGAATGAACAGGCCAACCTCTCCTGGACAGCCGACAGCAACACAGATATTACAGGCTATGAGCTGTACCGTACTACAGGTACCGGAGCCAACTTCTATTTTGTCACGTTCATTGATGGGCGCACGACGGCGAGTTATACCGACAACGCCTCAGATTTGGACATCCTTGAAAATCGCCTCTTACAGGAGCACGGAGATGCCCCACCCACCGGATCGTATTTCTGTGCACCCCACATGCAGCGCCTCTGGTGGGGACGTACCGACACCAATCCCCGCCGTGTCTTTTTCTCCGACCCTGACATTGCCGATCAAGTGGGGGCCTCGAACTACCTGGATTTTACAGATCAGAGCACCTTGGGGGACGTCCTCACCGGGATGGTGGGGGACTTCAACAACACGCTGGTCGTGTTCCTGGAACGCTCCGTCTGGACCGTGAGTGGGACCGGGCAGATCGTTAGTGATGTCATGGACTGGGAACGCACCAAGACCAATGCTGTCATTGGGGCAGTGTCACAACAGTCCGTAATACAGGTTCCAGCTGGGGCGGTCTATACCAATGCCTCCGGGGACCAGGTGACAGCCCCCCGTTCCATGTTGGGGTATTTTACCCCCCTTGGCGACATTCGACTGTTTGACGGGCAGAACGATATTGTGATCTCTACTCCCGTCAAGGAAACCTTGAAGACCTTTCTCTATGCGCAAGGCAAGAAAGTGCATGCCTTGCATGACATTGAGAATGCGCATGTGGTGTGGTTCTGGCCAGGGCCGACCCCTGCGGGGGGACGGGCTGAATGCACACAAGCCGTGGTCTGGAACTATCGCTGGGGGGTGTGGTATGTGTGGCCTGATATGCCCATGGCGGCTTCCACCATCGTAGACACAGCCAGTGATACGCAGGTACTTCTGACGGGCGAAGCCCAAACAACCAAAGGCGGCTTTTGTTATCAGTTCTTCAGTGGCGATAGCTTTGACGGGGACACTATCCCATCACGCTGGATGACGAAAGTGATTTACGGGACTGACAATTCCTGGAACTCACGGGAATCCCAGCAGCTGATGGCTTACGTGAAACGCTATCGGTGGTTGGATCTGATTGCCGAAGCTGATGCTGATGTCACGCTCACGATTGAATGGATGAGTGGGAGTGCCTCAGATGATGCCGTCAGTCGAGGGGCAGCCAGTAAGAGCCTGGAACCGATTGGCTTGCAGCTCATCACAGCTGACGGCAACGGGCTCGATACGGCTGATGGCAGTAATATCACGGTGCCGTATGATTCTGTGCAGAAGATTATCAATCTTGAAGGGACTAATGGGGATTACATTCAGGACGTGGGGTGCCGGATTCGTATCAGCGATGATGCAGCCAATGGCAGTTGGAGTCTGGAAGGCATGACCCTGGGATATCAGCTCTTACCAGGCGCGACACGGAGACTCTAATGCCCGCCTCAGGCACCCGCCGGTTTCTGCCAACCCTGAACTATGCCCAGATTCGGGCAGAGGCAGGCACCTTCACGGAACGGGCGCTGCGTTCGTTGTATTTCGCCCTGATGGACGGGCGACGACGGACACAACATACGCGCAATACCTTAGAAGCAGCTGTGCAGATTGGCCCTGTACGGGATCAGCAGTTTGTAGCCCCGAGTCAGACTGTAGCGAATGCTGGGGTGCTCTTCCTCCCTGCCTATACGGGTGGGGTACTGGTTGTGCGCTCAACAAATGACGTAGGGCTGTTCTTACTGGATACCGGGACAGTCACAGCCCTCCATGATCCCAATAGTGCCTTTGCTGTGGCAGTGGATACCTCCTCGAAGGTGAATCTGTATTGGTCTGCCAGTAATAGCCGATTCGAACTGCAGAATAACAGTGGAGGCAGTCGGTTAATTGCCCTAACGTACTTGGGGGCTGCCTGACCCACAGCGTATAATCAATCCAGAGGACTCTATGGCTGAATGTACCCTGCGGGCGTTTACGCAAGCAGATGGCGATTGGCTGCGAGAGTGGTTTCAGACGGACGCACAAGGCCTGGGTCAATTTCTGGGCTTTGCCTTGGAGAATGAAGGAGCCTGTATTGCAGGATTCAACAGTCTTTTTTCGGGGTGTCAGCAGGGGACAGCCCAGTTCTGGATGATTGATCGGGGAGCAGATCCGATCGGCTTTGTGGCCCTGACGGATGTGCCTGCGACCCTGGATGTAGGGCGGGTGCATATCTACATTGAGCCTGCACAACGACGCTATAGCCTCCGGGCTGCGCGTGCCGCTCAACAGACGATTACCGAATTAGGGTTCAAGCGGCTGGTAGCTACACAGGCACGGGACAATAAAGCAGCAGCCGCTTTGGCCAAGCGTGTGGGGTTTCTCCCACATCCTATGGTGGTGTTAGAGAAACAGTTACACCCGGAGGGTTAGCGCAATGGGCATGGAATCGGCGTATATTCCGTTGATTATGGGGGGCCTGGGGGCTTTGCAAGGAGGTCTGGGGGGTGGAGGAGACCAAGAGCGCTTCATGCGTGAACCCTATGGGGGATACCCTGGTGCGTTCCTTGATCCTCGCCGGATGCTGACACAGAACGTGCGGGATGTGGCTCATTTGGGGGCTGTGATGGGGGAACGGGCTGCAGCTCCTGTGTCACTCCCCAGTGCGTTTGTGCAGCCTACCCAGTGGTATGGCGGAGGGGGTCTTCCTTTTCCCATGGGACGTACGGCAATGGATCCGGCCCTGTTTGCCCCAGACCAGTATCAGACACGCCCAGGTGCGAAGTTTGCTGAACCAGAGTATGTAACCCATACAGTCGACGGGGAGGAGCGCACTGCCATGGCCCGCCCAGAGCGCTGGTTGTTTGGGGCAGATCAGCCTGTACCACGAGACGCCGACAATAATATTATTCCCCAGTTGGAGGGAGGTTATGCTCCCCGAGAGACAGGGGGCCATTTTGATGTGGGGGACACGCCCCTTGCAGGAGGGGCAGCCAAGCGTACGCTCGAATCCATGCGCCCCCAGGGACCAGCGAGATGGGCTGCCTTGGATCAGGGCCCTACCACCCCTGCCCCTACTGTAGGAGGGGGCGTCCCACGATTGATGGCGAATCTGGAATTGATGGGGGTGACTACTGATCCCAACACAGGGGGGTTGGTCAATCAGGGACCAGACGAGATTGGGAACCTGGCACTCTTTACGGGAAGTGGCAACGTGAAGCGTCGCTATCCTGGAGGGCCAGCACCAGGTACGATTCAGACCCCGACCTGGGCTCCAGCAGGGGGTGACCTTGGGGCACCCTTACCCATTCCCGAGGGTACTGCACGCCCGAACCCTGGCACGTTTGGGTGGCCGACTTCCATGTTGAAGCAGCCACCAGCACGGATTACCTAGGAGCGGTTCTTGTAGAGGAGGGATATAGATATGGCACGTACTCCAGGCATGGGGGGAGCAGGCCCAACAGGGTTTGAAGACTACCCGGACTGGGAAGGCTATGCGGATGCGTGGCCTGGGACTGCAGCCACAGATCCTACCGGGATCCCTCCAGCCATTTCGTCTGACTGGACAACGCATTTTCGTCCCGGTGATATCCCTGGGGCCTACGACCAGTATCAGGACTGGGCACAGGCACAGGGACAAGACCCGCTCCCAATCGACCGGTTCAACGACTTACAGTATCAGCAGGGCGTTGGTGCGATTCCTGACGCACCTCCCGGTGACCCGGCGGCTCTTGCGAGCCAAGGCTATGGGCTGCAGTTTGATCCACTGTCTACGGCGAACACCGGCTGGAATCTGAACTACGACATTCTCAATCCACAAGGACAGCGGACGGGGTTTGACCTGTCCTCGACGGGTCCCTATGAACACTTCCCGTGGGTGCCAGGTGGGGCAGCCTATGCAGGCGGTGGTGGTGGTGGAGGTGGCGGTGGTGTGACTGATTTAGGTATACCGGGTGCAGGTCCCAAGGACAGTCCGGGAGACTTCGTGGATGATGAGATCGACTCCCCCGTTGAAGGGGGTGTGCGCACGGTTGATACTGGGATTCCTGACCCCCAGTTTGGGGATGTGCGTGACGCACCTGCGATTACAGACTACCCCTTTGCTGTCCCAGAACAGCAACTGATCGGGATGACACAGGTGGGGGATGACCCCATCTCTGAACTCATGAACGCCACCCTGACGTCCCTAGCCACCGCAGGGGGTGTAGCTCCTACAGGCTATACCGGTCAGACCCAACAGGCGTTGTCGTCTATCCTGGAGGCGGGCGGGCAAGGGGCTGAGATTCCTGGGCAGTTGGGGTGGGAGGCACAGAATCAGCTCTCCCATTTGATGGGTCAACAAGGACAGAGTGCTGCTCTTGAAACGCCACTGGGACAAAATGTGCAGCAGCAGCTCGAAGAGCTCCTGGCTAATGCGGGCCAGCTGCCAGCTGACGCACAACGTCGAGCCATGGAAATGGAAACCCTGCGTGATCCGATCGAAGCGTTCCGTCAGGCCCAACTGTCCCAAGGACAGGCTGAATTGGCACGTCGAGGGTTGATGGGGCAGGGTCCAGAGGGGGCTTTCATGGAAGGGCTTGAAGAACGACTAGCCCCTATGTATGCCCAGGCTGGCCGGGACATTGCGTTGTCTGATGCGGCACGCCAAGAGAAACGCTATGCCGATGCGTTGGTTACAGCGCAGGCCATGAGCCAACAACAGGCGCAGCGTCGAGAGGATCTCTACCAGCAGGTGCTTGATCGAGCCGTCGCGCAGGGAGATACAGCTGCCCTACGGCGCGAAGATCGCTTAGCCAATACCCTCCAACTGGCTTCGGGGATGACACAAGAGCAGAGTCGCAATCTATTGGCTACTGCCCAAACATGGACAGAGCGTCAGCGGATGCTTTCTGATGTGGTACAAAAAGCGCTAGATCAGGACTTCTTGTGGAATAAGTTCCTGGCCGAGTATGGGTTGGAGCGCGACCAAGCAATAGAGATGATTCAGAGTGGACGGTTGAATGCGATTTTGCCTGTGCTTCAACAGTTCCTGACCCAAATTGGGGTGGCAGCTGAGGGCTTTGTGCCATATTACGATGAGGATGCTGAGGGTGTGCGTGGTCAGGGTCGCACGGCTTATACCCAAGCAATTCAGCAGCAACAAGGAGGGGGAAGGAACTAATGCCTATTGGACCTCGAGGTGAACCCTTACCGTATAACGGGGAGTCAGACCCCAAGCCAGTACAGCGGCGTCAGGCAGGAGGACGCCCGCCCAAGCGCAGGATTCCAGCAGCATCTGGGGGACTAGGCCCAATTGCTGGTGCCCAGAGTGCCCTCCACGAGCCAGCGCAGATTGGGCCAGAGTGGCCAGCCGCGAATCCCATGGGACTGGGGGCGTATGGAGCCATGGGGGGTGTGCCAGGTGTAGGGATGGACGGTGCTGTTGATCCGCGTGCGGTCATGAACACCCCACGCCGGAGGCTCGTCTAATGCCTGGGTGGAAAGATGCGCTTGTGGGATTCGGAGGGGGTGTCGGACAGGGGTTGATGTTTAATCAGATGAAGGGGATGTTCGGAGATACACCCCCCGCGGAGCAGGGAGGGCTCGCTGCTTCTCAACTCCTAGGGCTGCAACGTCCTAAGCAATTGAGTCCAGTTGCTGGCGTCTGTGCGCAATTTGGCGGTGAACTCCAGCTTGATGGACGGTGCCTGCTCCCCAATGGGGAAGAAGTGGATCTGTTTCAAGGCCAGGGTACAGAGGTACGCCGCCCCAAACCCTAGGAATCTCTTATGGCTATTCAACGTAGGCGCTCATATGCTCGTCGCCCTCAAGCCGAGTCGCAATCAGCGAAAAGTCTTGAAACGATGATGAACCAGATTTGGCCTATGCTCCTCATGGGGATGCAGTATCGGCAGCGGGCAGGGGAGACGGCAGCGGGGCGTGCCCATAGTGCAGACGAAGCCCGCAAAAGCCGCCTGTTCCAGGCACAACAGGCCCAGCAACGCCAAGATTGGGCGCAGGCAGAACGGGATGAAGCGCTTGCGCAACGGGCACGGGAATATGCGGGCGGGCAGATTGGCCCCACGACGGGTCCAGATGAGTTGGCCAGTATCACCACCCAGGCAGCACAACGGTTTCCTGGTGCGGATATTGGAGAGCTTTCGATGCTGCCTCAACGGGAGCGGGTCCAAGCGGCACTTGGACAGGTGGCTGGTATCGGTGGGGGTGAGGCATCAGATCCTGGGTATCTTCCGAGTGTAGCGTCTAAGTACCATTTGGGGCCCTTGCAGGAGATAGTTGAACCCCAGCACGGACCGATACGCCCACCAGAGGTTACACAGGCTCTTGGACGACCTCCTGATGCTTTACTTTCTACTGAAAGAGAAACGTGGGAAACGCCTGCAGGTACAGCTTTAAGGGATGCGATGGAAGGCCGCCGAGCCGCTTTGATAGGGGAAATGGATTACGATGCGCAGCGGGCAGGACTAACAGCTGAAGCGACGGCGCAAGGCCAACTGCCTTCTGCCCTGATCAGGCAGGCGGATCAAGCGCGTCACGGCCTCGGTGCACAAGCGCATGCCGCCGAGCTTGCTGAGCAGACGCAGGCTCGGACGCCAACAGAGGTTGAATACACGGGTGTTGGTATTCCTTATCCTGGGGGGCAGGATGTTTACTTAAAAACAGGCGACCAATATCAACTGGTACACCTCCATCAAAATTGGACTGGCAGTCTGTTGATGCTTCCAGAGCAGATGCCAGGCCCAGCTGATCCTGAAACCGGAATACGACCTTCCCTTTCTGTGGTTACAGCGATTCGCCCTGAAGGGGACCCGCTGACGCCTGAACAGGCAGGGTTACATGAAAAGATGATCGCTGGCTACCCTGATAGATTCTCAATGCCCTCACCAGTTACAGGGAGCGCTGCTGAGCAGGCCATTACTGCTGCACAAAATGAGGAGGCCCTGCGGATACTTGAGGACGCCCAGGCGCTTGACTTCTTCCAGCCGTCTCCTGCACCTGTGGGAGGCGTTCAGCGCCGTCAGTTGTTTCCTTCCATAGACAGACCCCGGCGATAGGACGACCATCCCAATGCCTCCAGAATCTTCGGCTCAAGCGCAGGCGCGGGCTTTCTTAGCCCAAATGTTGCAGCAGCCCGGTAGTCCAGCGCAGGTACGGGCTATTCAGCGGCTGATGGAGAGTGTTACACACGATGAGCAGACTGCACATGAGGTGTTACGGCGTCTTGGGGGGCAGTCTGTCCCTGACGTTGCACCTCCTAGTGTAGTACCCCCGACACAGCCTCCACCAGTACCGTCGCCTGCTCCTACTGTGGAAGGGGTAAGACGGCCTGCTCCTGAGATACCAAGTGGCCCAGGGTCACTGCCTCCTGGGATGCGGGGGATAGCCCCCACCCCACGGACAGCAGCGGAGACAGCCGAGGTACAGAGACGTCGGATATCTGGGATCACGAAGACTGCCCCAGCTCCCATAGATAGACCAGCCCCTCCACCTGAGCCATTGCAATATCAACAGCAGTCGCAGGGCCTCTGGGGATCAGACCCAGAGCGGGCCGAAGAGCTGCTAGATTTTGCGCATGGGGTGGAGCTGTGGGATCTCCCCGCACTGGGGTATGAGATTAAGCGGGGCGCTAGGCCGTTTGTCCAAGGGCTCGTACAGCAGGCCAAGAAGGAAGGGAAGAAACTAACCCTCAAAGCCCTACGGCCCTACCTGGCAAAGAAGGTTGCGAAAGCGGCAGTACCTGCAGCATTTGGCCCTGCTGGGGCAGCGGCTGGGACTGCGTTAGGGATTGGCAGCACCGCATGGGATGTTGCCAAACTTGGGGGTCGACTGGCCAAGGGTGGGTGGCAGAATATTCCGCGAGCTAATCTGGCGCAGCGTATCGGGCGGGGAGTTTCGGCTCCCATTGCAGCCACTGCAGGCGCTGCCCGTATTGGGGAAGGCGTCCTGAGTGGAGATCCCCTTGGTGTGGGGTTGGGGATTGGTGAGATTGGTTTAGGGGTAGCGTTACCTGCAGGCCTTGCCAGTACTGCAAGCCGCCGAGCCGCACGGACAGAGGCCGGAGAAGGTGCATTCTCAACAGCCCTGGAGTATCTCAGTGGGACTCCCTCACCTGCAGCCGAAGATATCTATCGTCGTGTGCCGGACCTTCCTGCACCGGAGCCCCTCACACCGAAAGACGCCACACCTTCAGTAACTGGCCGAACGCGGAAGCGCCCTGCTCCCACAGGTCCATCAGGGCAGCGGGTTGTTGATGAGGCCCAACGCCCCACGCCTCCACCGGGAGAGGTTGCCCCGACAACTCGTGTGACCGACTTGGGACTCACAGTGCCAACCGGGAAGAAACCCCGTAGGGCCTTCCGCACAGTACTGAAGAGTGTTGTCGAGGCGGCATCTCCAACAGAAAAGGGGAGAGGGGTAAACAATAGACGGGTCGAGGCCATTATCGAGGAGGCCAAGAAGGATCCCACCGGCAACACCCAAGCGTCTCAATGGGTCAAAGAAGCCCTGGCTACACACTATAAGGTCCCGCCTGACGAGCTTGTGGCACCTGTGCGAGGGCGCAAGCGCACGCGCAAGCCTAAGCCTCCTGCTGCGCCAGAGGTCCCTGAGGCAGCAGCGCAGCCTAGCAAGATTCCCTATAGCTCAAACCCTGAGCTGGGCACTGCAGACGAGCAGGA